GGCCGCGACAGGTCAGAACCTTGCGAACCTTCAGGCGCAGCAAGGCACCAATCTGGCGGCTAACGTGCTGGGCACTGGACAGAACATCGCCAATGTCTATTCGGGCACTGGCACCAATCTGGCGAACATCTACACGGGCACCGCTCCACAGCTCGCCAACATCTCGCTCGGCACGGGGCAGGCGCTTGGCACTGGGCTGGAGAATGCCGCACAGGCGCGTGCGTCCGGCTACATGGGCGGCGCGACTGCTCTTGGTCAAGCGCTCCAGTCGCCCATGCAGAACTACATGGCGTATAGCATGATGAATCAGTTTGCGCCTCAGGGCACGCAATATGCCGGCGCAAGTCAGTTGCCCGGCATTTATAGAAGCGGCGGCGTTCTTAATTCTATCTTCGGGAGCTGATAATGCCCGTTCGTTATGACATCGCCGCTCAAGTCCCGCAGTATGGCGGCGGCTTCGACCCCATGAATATGTTCGCGCAGATGCAGACGATGGATTATCGCCAGCGTCAAAATGCGCTCGCAGAAATGCAAATGGCTGAATACGCGCGTAAGTTGCAAGCTATGCAGCAGCTTCGCGGTATATCTCCTAATTTCGAAGACCCGCGTTTTGCGCAGCAAACTTGGCAGTATGACCCCGAAACTGCCATGCAGGTTCAAAATGTCATAAGACAGGGCGCAGCGCAAAGAGCCACCGAAGAGGCGCAACGCGCGGCGGCCGGTTATCATACCGGGATGTTGGGCCTCGCTCGGCAAAAACAACAGTTAGAGACGCCTGAAATTATGGCTAAAGGCCGTAAAGAAACGGCGGCGGCAACCGGCGAAGATATTAAAGCCGCACAGCGTCTTGTTGCGCCGGCGTTTATGGCCCGTGACCCGGAAACTTTTGCGGCGCGGTATGCTCAAGTTTACCCGGATCTTCCTGCTAGTGTGCAAAAGCGTCTTGGCGCGCGGCCGGAAATGCAAGACATTGAAGCGTTCTTGTCGACGCCGGAAGAAATTTTACAGGCCCGCAAACCTATTTCTGGCGTAAAAGCCGGCGAAACGATTGTGACGCCGACTGGCCGTCCGGGCGAACCAGCTATTGCTGTTGAGCCAGAGTACCGCGCGCCAAACGCAATGGTGACGAATCAGCCGGGGATGAATGTATTGGCGCAGCAAGGTCGCATGCCTGCTATTGCCGCCGACGTTAACGCACCCGTTGACCCGATTGTCGCTAGGGCGCTTCGCAAACAAGCGACACTTCAGCAGTTGCCGCCTGGCCCGGCGCGCGAGACGGCTGGCGCGCGTATGGATCTGCGCGATACACTTGACACGGTCAGCACGGGACTTGGTGCTTTGGCAGAAGCCGGCGGTATTCCGCAGGCTGGCGCGTCTACTGCGGCGAATTGGAAAGCCGCGTTTCGTAAAAGCCCGACAGGTCAGGCGCTTGGCGGTCTTAGCGACAGCGAGGTTAATGCGCAGCTTGCGGCGCTCCGCACCACGTCGGCGGTTCTCAAGGCCCAGCTCCGTAAAGGTCTTGAAATGGGTATTACCCAGATGGACGCGGTTAAAGAAGCCGAAAAACTTGACGCGGCGTTTCTTAACCCAGACAAAATAAAAGGTCTTAGTGAAGGCTATGCTTCTGTTGAAGCCCTGCGCAAATTGTTGGGCGGCGGTGAAACTGCTAAACCGACGACACGCGGTAGAGCTGGTGAAGAGTCTAAGCCGACAGGCGGCATTGTTGATTGGGGGAGTCTTAAATAATGGACGTTAGGCTTCCTGATGGAACGGTCATCAATAATGTGCCGGAAGGCACTACTAAAGCGCAGCTTTTAACTAAGCTGAAGGCTAACGGTTATGATGTCAGTTCGCTTGAAGCTAAACAGCCCGAAGTCACTGGCGAAGTTGGGTTTTTAAGCTCGCCTGAAGGAGTCGGCGGCACAAGAATAGGGCGGCTTCCTAAGGGCGGGTTTGGTGAAACCGCAACCGGCAAAACGCTTGGCTATCTTGGCGAAACGATTGAGAATATACCTGAAAGCGCCATCGGCATGGGCGCTAGAGGATATGACATTGCGCAAGGTCTTATCGGCTTAGCGACGCCAGAAGGCCGCGCTGCTGCCGGCGAAGCTATCCAAGGCATTCCGCAGGCTGTTCATAAAGAGATTATGGGCGCGGTCGTAAGTCCGCTAAAAACAGCCGGCAGAATAAAAGAGTCGTTCAGAACTGATCCGCTTGGCACGATGGCGGGTGTCTCCGCGCTTACGGGCGGTATCGGCGCTTTAGCGCGTCCCGGCAATATGCTCGCCCGTATTTCCCAGGCTACTAATCCGCTTGCGGTTCCTGAAATGGCGGCGCGCGGCGTCACCGGCGGGTATGAGCGCTTTGTGTCGCCCATTGTTTCTCAGGCTGGCGCTGAACGCGCGGCAGGATCAAAGCTATATGAGACTGCGTTTGATCCCGCAGCAGCGGCGCAAGCTATGCGTCGAGAACCGCTCAGTATTATAGGCGAGGTGCCGGCGGCACAAAGGCTGGCTGAAGCTAGACAATTCGAGCCTGGGCTTGCCACGCTTCAGGCCGATCTTATGACCGGCGAAACGGCGATAGGGCGTGAATCAATCTTGACTGAACAGCGCCGCCTTTCGGCGCTTCAGCAACAACTTCATGCTATTGACCAAGATATTCTTCAGCGTGGCCAAGCGATGTCGCCGCAAGAAGCGGCGTCTGTCTCTCGCATTCGCAACGACATCACTCAGTCTATAGCGGCGGGTGAACAACGTATTCAGCAAGGACTGAGCCAGACTGGCGCTCAGATTCCAGCGACTAATCCGCTTACCTCTGGCGAAGCTGTGGCAGCGCGTACTCAGCAGATCCGCGACGCATTCCGCGAAGAAAGAATATCGCCGGCATACGAGGCCGCTTTTCGGTCAGCCGGTAACCAACGCATTCCGGTAGATAATGTCATCGCTGACGCCGAACGTATTATTGGCGCGCGGCTGGCGGATGTGCCACTTGGCGTGGCCAATCGCACTGTTGCCGATCTTAGAGAATTGCAAAATGGCGCGACATTGCGCCAGCTTGACCGCGTCCGTAAGTCTGTAAACAAAGACATCGCGGCGGCGCAATCGGCGGGTCGTCCATTGGGCGATCTTATGGATCTCCATAATTCTATCGACGAGGCTGTCCGCGCCAGTGACTTACCAATGCGGGCGCAGCTTCAATATTCTAACGCGCTTAATCTTTACCGTAGCGAGTTTGTTCCTCGGTTTAAGACCGGCGTTGTGTCGGATATTCTTCGCACGACCAAAAAGAACCAGTCCGGCATTCTGTCTAGCAAAACTGTCGGCCGATTTTTAGCCGACGAAGACGCTGCCGCGCAGTTTGCGACGACATTTGGAAATGACGCCGTGGCGCGTCGGGCTATGGAAGCTGGTATTCAGGACATGGCGCGGGTCAAGGCCGTTGATCCCATCACACATGCTGTTGATCCAGATAAGATAACTTCGTTTATCGCGGATAATCAGTCTAAGTTTGACCTTATGGGTATAGACGCCGAACAGATTCTTGATCCTGTTCGTCGTGAGGCTCAGACGTTTCTTGAAGGTCGACGCGAACTTGAGCGCGACGCATCGTTCTTCCGCACGGATCGTGGCGAAGCTCTGCGCACAGGCGCGGAATATGCTGACGCACTACTGAAAAATCCGGCCGCTATGGATGTTGGCGTACGCCGGCTTTCGCCAGCCGGACGCGCGGCGCTTACTAAAGAAATTACGGATCGTGCGATCCGCGAGATTAATACGCGTTCGCCCGATAAAGCATTGAACTATTTGGATAAGAACAAAGGCACTATTCGCATGGTGCTGGATAAGTCCGGTTTTGATCGTCTTCAGAACTTGGCCAAGAATCAGCAAGCGCTGCTTGACGTTGAAAAGCGCGCGGTTAAGCCTACGGTTCAATTAGACGTTGATCTGTCTAATGTGCCGCCGGAAATAATGACCGATTTCAATATGGTGGCGCGTGAACTTCAGCGCGTTAAAGCGGCGGAAGAAATGTCCGGTCTGCGCCCGGCGCAAAAGATTGGTGAAATTGGAACGGAAGACATTAAAACGGCCAAGGCGCTTAAACCTGATTTTATCGACAGCCGTTTGTCGATCATGGAAAAGATACTTGATTTTGCGGGTAAATATATAAACCGCAAAACCACGGCCGTGCTGGCGGACGCGTTAATCCGTAATCCTGAAAAGGCCGCTGATCTTATTGAGCGTGAGATAACGCGCCGGGCTAAAGCTGCGACACCTGCGCCTGAATCGCGCCGTCGCACGTTAAGCCGCACAGCTATAACCGGCGGTATTGCTATGCAAAACAATATGTCACCCGAAAACCGCAACGCTATGGCGAGATGATTATGGTCGAATACCAAGTTCTTTTTGATGTAGCCATTGGCGTGATCGGCGTGCTGGGCGGCTGGACGCTTAATACGGTTTGGGCGGCTGTGAAGGATCTCCAAGAGGCCGACAAAGAGTTGGCGGAAAAAGTTGGCCAGATTGAAGTGCTGGTTGCCGGCCGCTATATAACGCGCGAAGAATTCAATTTGACGCTCAACCAAGTGTTTGAACGTCTTGATAAAATTCGTGACATGCTCAGCACAAAGGCTGACCGATGAACTTCCAGATCTTCTTCGACGATGTGCGTAACAGCCTATTCGGCGGCAAACTGTCGCAGGGCCAAGTCGAAGGCATGGAAAAAATCATTAACTATTCGACCATTAGCCTCGACCAATTGGCGTATGTTCTTGCGACCGTCAAATGGGAGACGGCGCACACGATGCAGCCGATCAAAGAGTATGGCTCGACGGCTTATCTGAAGTCCAAGCCTTACTGGCCCTATTACGGGCGCGGGCTAGTCCAGCTAACCTGGCGTGACAACTACGCCAAATACGGACTAGAGAAGACGCCGGACAAGGCGCTGGAATGGGAATCGTCGCTGTTCGTGCTGTTCGACGGCATGACCAAGGGCCTGTTCACCGGCAAAAAACTAGACGACTATATCAACGACAATAAGCGCGATTACATCAACGCGCGGCGGATCATTAACGGGACTGATCGCGCCAAAGAGATAGCGCAGATTGCGGACGCCTATCGCACCGCCCTTATCGCTGCGCAAGATCCCGTTGCTCCCCCTGCCGACGATGATCTCCAAGCCCGTTTTAACCAGATGCTTGCTGTTGCTCTGACAAGCGACCCCCAGATTCAGGACTTGGTTCGGCAACTTTGCAGAAGGAAATAAGATGGTAAATAACCCCTACACGACTTTTAGCGGCGTTCTGGCCCTTATTACTGTGCTGTGGCACGCTTGGCAGACGAAGACTGTGAACTGGGATGATCTTCAGACGGCGCTTGTCGGTCTGGGCCTTGTCGCCGCTAAAGACTGGAACGTCACGGGCGGCTCTAAGTATCAGGATTGAAGGGGACAGGTTGCAGAACCTAAAACCAAAGATGAGACTGCCGCTGATCTTGATGCTGGCAAGTTTTAGTGGGTGTCAGTCGACCAGCAGGTGTCCCCCGCTGGTCGACTATTCGGCCGAACTCCAAACCAAAGCGGCCAAAGAGTTACGCGCTCTCCCCCGCGACAGCGCTGTTGCTAGACTTGTCGTCGACTACGGCCAGCTTCGCCGCACGTGCCGGCTTTAAGTCTTTCTTAGCCCTATACGACACGTCCTGAAGACCCCGCGCCTGCGCATAATCTTCGGCAAATGTCGCAGCGAACAGTTCATAGTTCACCGCGTCGACATGGCTGTCCATGTGGGTAGGTGACGCAAACGCGCGGGCGTTCTTAACGCAAGCCAGAATAATCGCAATCTCGTAGGGGTGAAACTCGCGCCCCAGACGCAGCGTGGCCAAGTCGGCCGCAAGCTGGAAATTGTTTTCTATGCCGCCGTATCCCTGACCGCGCTGGTCAATGATCTTAGCAGCTTCATACAGCAGTTCTTGAGGGTTCATTTATCATCTCCATGATGGCCGCCCTTTCTCTTAACATGCGCAGCACCGTGTAACGCTGATGCAAACGCACTAAGATGGTCGAGCGCCGGGCGTGACGTTGTTCCATCTCCAGTAGGTCTAAGACCTCCTGTTCGGTAAGATCAGCAAGCTGATCGTTAAGAGTTTTCCATGTGACTGTCATATTAAGACCATGTCCGATGACGTTCGGCGATATGTTCGCACCCGTCGTAATCAACAATTTCCCATTCAACATCGGAAGGAATTTCTACAACCTTCAGCGCTGCATGGTCGCCGTTAGCAGAAGCCCCAAGCGTTTCGACTGTTGCAACGAGATGCGGGTCATCGCGATTCATATCCCAGTCACAAAACTGGCTTCCGTCCGGCGTATAGAAGTCTACGCTGCGAAAGACGCTACAGGACGGCCGCTCCTCAAGAGTTAAACCGGAAAGTTTGGCAAAATGGCGCGTTGCTTTGTCGGAAATGCTAAAGCCTCCAAAACAAGCGTTAATGACTACCTTTTTAGTCGTTTGACAATTCTGCAAGGGCCACCTCCGCTAAAGATTTTTTGTCGTGTAGCGCATCCCATATGCGCTCGTCAATAGTTTTATTACACATGATGACATAACACCACACATCACGCGTCTGTCCGCTGCGGTGCAGACGACCGACCGTTTGCTCGAACAGTTCGAGCGACCACGGCAGCGACAGAAAGACGATCTTGTTGCCGCCGAATTGCAGGTTCAGCCCGTGGCCGGCGCTCTTGGGGTGAATCGCCAACAGTTCGATTTTGCCGGCATTCCATCGCTCAATGGCGTTCGGTTCGTCAATCGTCGACACATTGAACTGACGTTGTAACTCGGCTAATTCTTCTTTGTAATTGTAGACGATGATGGTGTTGTCGCGTTGGTTTTCGTCGAGGATGTCTCGGAGAGATTCAAACTTTTGGCGGCCAAACCACTTAGCAACGCCTTGGCTATCATAAGCGAAGCCGGAGGTAAGCTGCTGAAGTTTGTTTGTGACAGCAGCCGCTGTCGGAGCCGTGATCTCCTCATGCACACATTCCTTTTTCATGTTTTCATAGGGTTCGCGGTCGTCGAGATCGCATCGAATCTGCACGACATGGAGCGGCGGCAGCTTGTCTTTATATTCGCCAGGCTCCAGCACATAGGTCGCCGGCTTGATCGCCTCCATGACCTTCGGCAGCGCTTGCGGCAACGGCTCCCACTGCCCATAGTCGCGGTTTACACAGTAAAAATATTGCTGCAAGAACGCGCCCTTGCTGCGGCCTAGCAGCGTCTGATCGACGACCTTGCACTGGCCGAACACGTCTTCTAGGCCGTTCGACGTAAATGATCCGGTCAACCCCCATCGAATCTTGAACTGATCGAGGATCTTGAGCAGGAACTTAAAGCGCTTGCGGGACGGGTCTTTTAGCCGCGTTAACTCGTCAAATACAATGCCGTCAAAGTCTTTAGGGTCAATCGTCGGAATATTGTCGTAGTTGGTGACGACTATATCAACGTCTGCTGCGAACGCTTTCTTGCGTTGCGCTGGCGTGCCGACCGCAATAGCCATGCTCATGTGTTCAGCCCATTTAGGACGCTCAACAGGCCATACGTCAGTGCAAACGCGTTTCGGCGCTAACACAAGCCAACGGTCGCAATGGCCTTTAGCCGTCATGTCCGACATCGCCGTCAACGTAATCGCTGTCTTACCCGCGCCGACTGGCGCAAGGATCATGGCCCGGTCGCGGCTGAAGAGGAAGTCGGCGGCTTCGTGTTGGTATGGTCTAAGATCCATTTGTCAACTTCTTCTTTAGACCACAGCACGTCATAGCTCTGGCCTAGCGTCATCATTTCACGCGCGAACATTAACTGAAGCGGCGATACTTTGCCGCCGGGGCGTTTTAACTCTATGAAATGTGTGCTGCCGTCTGGTAGGCAGACAATTCGGTCGGATACGCCGCGATTCGATGGCGAGACAAATTTATAGGCTTTGCCGCCAGCTTGCGCGACGCACTTCACAAGATATTTTTCAATGTCTTTCTCAAGCATAAAAAAATCTCTTGCACAGAAATAAAAAGATGTCTAGTGTCGAATCATCGAAAGGTTCACTAATGTCTCATAGCAATATCGTCGGCGGTTCGACCGCTAAGCGCTTGATTAACTGCCCCGGTTCGCGGGCGCTAGTCAACACAGTGCCTGAAAAACCAAGCTCTAAGTATGCGGAAGAAGGCTCACGTCTGCATGACGCGATGCACATGATTTTGTCGCATGGTGCAAGCGTTGAAGATTATCCTGACAATGAGAAGTTAATCCTTGCTCTTGACTCACTTAACCAGATCGACCCTAATAGTGAGCTTGAGTTCGCCACGGAGGTAAATGTCCATTTCAATGACTTTCTTGCCGGAGTTTACGGTTCTTGCGATCTCGCTGGCCGTATACGCAATCGTGCGATAGTCCTAGACTGGAAGTTTGGGGATGGCGTCGCGGTAGACGCCGAAGAAAATGAACAGCTTATGTTCTACACGGCCGCAGGTATGCGGACGGAAGAACTGCGCTGGGTCTTTGAAGGTGTTGATGAGATCGAACTTATCATCGTGCAGCCGCCGTATGTAAAGCGTTGGCTTACAACCCCCGGCCGCATTAAAGCATTCGAGCGTACGTTGTATGACGCCGTGCAAGCGTCGTTCAAGCCTAACGCGCCGTTCGCTGCTGGAGATCATTGTCGTTGGTGCGCCGCCAAGCCTGTCTGTCCTTTGCTGACGGGTCAGCTTGAGCGCGCCGTCGCGACGAAAGTTAAGGCTATTGATGTGGAGAAAGTCGGCAATGCTCTGGCGTTTGCGATCCTTGCGGAAGAGTGGGCTAAGAGCGTGCGTGAATTGGCCCAAACAATGCTGGAAAACAACGCGCCAGTGCCGGGGTGGAAGCTCGTGCCCAAACGGGCCACTCGTCAATGGGCTGATCCTGTTACGGCGGAAGCGACTTTTAATGAAATGGGATTGGGTTTCACGGAGTTCATGGAATTAAAATCGCCGGCACAAATCGAAAAGGCGCTTAAAAAGCGTCATATTGCGATGCCGGAAGGTTTTACCGTTTCCATGTCAACAGGTAACACAATCGCGCCGGAGAGCGATCCCCGGCCGGCGGTGCTTACAATAGGCAAGGACATCCGTTCTGCCTTCTCTAAGCTAAAGGTCTAGTCATGTCTAATATTGTGAAGTTCGGCAACGCCAATCTCCCCACCGCTGCGTCTCTGGCTGAGTCGTTGCGTAAACTCGATACTGATGCTTCAGTTGGTTCGGCGATCCTGAAAATGGATAAGACCGGCCATTGGGTTTACGGCGCGGATCAGACTGAGATCGACAAAGATGGACGCTGGGCGGTCAATCCGTTCTCGTTCGTCCACGGTTTCATCGCGTGGGGAGAAGGCGAGGTGCTTGGCGAGAAGATGGTGTCCATTACGGAGCCGCTTCCCGAACTGGACGTGCCCCCGCCTGGCGCTAAGCGCGGATGGGAGCCGCAGGTCGGCATGAGCGTCAAGTGCCTTGACGGTGAGGATGCTGGCGTTGAAGCCCGCTATACGGTCACGTCCGTTGGCGGCAAACGCGCTATGCACCAGCTTGCCATGAAGGTTGCCGATCAGGTCGAGAAGAATCAGGACGCGCCGGTGGCCGTCGTGAAACTCGGCTCGGAATATTATCAGCACAAGTCCTACGGCCGCGTCTACACTCCGGTGTTTGACGTGATCGAATGGATCTCGCTCGACGGTGCGCCGGCTGAAACGGTCGATGGCTCTGCCGGTGACACTGGCCGTCGTCGTCGCGGCTGATAATAGGAGGGCGGCGTAGTAGGGCTGCGCCGCCCTTTTCTTTTGGGGGAGAAGGAATGACTGACGAGCCTACTATACGGATACGCGACGGGTCTATGGTCACGCGGGAAGAATATGACAAGAGTGAACAGTATGTCCAAGAGGTCCGGAAGGCGAAGGCCAACCGTCAAGTAAAGTCTGACAGTTCGCCGGAGAGCGCCGACCTCCGCGCCGCCCGCGCCGCTTTGGAGAAGAAGAATGATTGACCACACCAACACCTACCCCGACCTTGTGAACGTCGAGGACTGGCTCAACGCAAAGGGCTACACGGGCGAAGCGGGAGCGTGTCATCAGGCGATGAGTTTAATTCGCAAGCAAGAGAAGCGCATCGCGGAGCTTAAAGCGGCGCTGAAAGACTGCGCCGACGAATTGGAAGCGTGGATTGATGAGACATACAAAAGCAGTGACGGAAGTGTTTTCTCCCAATGCAAATTTCAATACGACAGAGACATAGTAACTGTCCGCGCCGCCCGCGCTGCTTTGGGAGAGAAGGAATGACCTATACTGAAATGCTGACAGACACGTCACTCCATCTTTTCTTTTATGGTTTCGGGCTAATCTCAGGGATCTTTGTGTCATGGATCGAATCGAAAAGGTAAGCCGGTATATTCCGGTTGTTACGCCATCGCGTAGCGGTCGCGGTCAAGAAAATGGCAGCTCCGTGCGGCACATGCTGTTATCCATACCGCGCATAAAATGGCTAGAGAACGACGCAACAGAATATTATCACAAATACGCCGCGCTAACAGAAGAGCCGGTCGTCGTCGCGCCGTCGCATAGCGACAAATGGTGCGAGATGGTCAAGGCCGAACCGCTGACCGAACGTGAGCTACTGGTCGAGCGTCTTGTCAATGATGGTTTCTCTCACGCCGTCATAGCTGAAAAAGAACATATGGCTAGAGCGACCATAGCTCTCCTTATTAAACGCGCGCGCGTCAAGCGCGCCTACCAGAGTCTGAAAAAATGATCTGGCTAGACTTTGAGACGCGCAGCGAGTGCGATCTGAAGACAGCGGGCGTATATAACTACGCCCGTCATCCGTCCACGCAAGTAATTTGCATGTCATGGGCGCGGCGCGGCAGCGAGGTCAAAACATGGGTTCCGGGGCAAAAGTTCCCTGAAGCCGTGTATATGGCCGCGCAGCACGGAACACAATTTCGAGCCCACAACGCGGCGTTCGAGCGGCTAATCTTCTGGCATGTCCTGAATATGCCGATACCACTAGAACAATTCTACTGCACCGCTGCGCAAGCGCGGGCGAACTGTGCACCGGGGAGTTTAGAAGATGTTGCGCGATTTGCTGGCACGGACATGCGTAAAGATCATCGTGGTGCTGCTCTTGTTCGAGCTTGTTGCATACCTCCTTACAGGGATGACCTTATCCCAGATCTCATCGAATATTGTGAGCAGGACGTGCGAACAATGCGTGCAGCCAGCAAAGCCATGCGGGAACTGACGCCAGAAGAGTTGGAGGATTACCATGTTAATGAGCGCATCAATGATCGCGGCGTTCTTGTCGATCAGCTACTATGCCGTGCGGCGGTCAAATACGCGTCTACTGAGCTTCAAGAGATCGAAGCTGCTGTTAAGAAAATCACTAACGGTCAGATCGAGACTGTTAGAAGTCCTAGAATGCGACTGTGGGTGCAAGAGCGCGTCGGGCCTGAAGCCCTCAAACTCATGGAGCGAGACGGCAAGATCTCCATTGACAAAACCGTCAGGGCTAACCTACTGGCCATAGACGATCCAGAGGAGG